CGAAGCGGGATCCGAGTCGATGCCGATGACGCACTCCCAGCCTGCGCGCAGAGCACCGATGATCTCCGAACCAGCTCCACAGAAGGGGACGAACAGGCACCGCGGCTCACCCTCGCGCGCTGGAGGAAGAATCAGCTTCGCTAGGTAGGCGCAGAGGTCAATCGGCTTCAGCGTCGGGTGCTTCGATCCCGAGCGTTCGGCTGCCGATACCTTCGCCTGATAGAAGAACCGGGATGCTCCTCCGAAATCTCCGTGCGTGTCATGGAGCACGGTCGCGCCCAACCCTCCATGCCAGCCGATCCCCTCCCGCTGGGTACCTGCCGCCATGAAGCCGCTCTGCAGAGGTCCGCTCTGGTGGTCCAGGGCAGCAACGGGGCAGTCCAAAACGCATGAGCCGTTGCAGTCGGGATGGTGGACAAGGACCAGGTTTGACGGCCAGCGCCCGATTGTCTCCGAGGCGTAGGCTCCCGGTCCCCGTCCGGCATCGTTTCGATACCCCATCTCGACTCGGCTCTTTCGGCTCAGCGAGGAGGAGGACGCAGCTCCATTGATGCGGGCGTTAGTCCCAATCCTGCCGCCTTGTACGTTGAGCCCGGCCACTCCCCAGCGGAAGGCGTTCTCGGCATAGCTGCCCGAGAGAGGAGCCTGGGCGTAGACGATCGGCTCCCAGGCGGGTTTGAGTGCGGTGCCGTAGCCGTCCCAGGCAGCAGCTTCGACAGTCGAGGGGGCCGTTACCAGCCGCTCACCTTCGGCGCGCCCAACCATCCCATGCGGTGGCTCGTCGGCAGCCTGCCAGGAAGAGGCGGTGCGCGTAGCGCTATGGCGAGACCGGCCGATGACCTTTCTCTCCGCGCCCGCTCTCTGGTCGATCGCCTTCGAGATGTTTAGCGACTTAGGAAAGTCTTGCCCGTATATCCAGGCGAATCCAGGAACTCCGATCGAGTCACGAATCTGGAAGCCCGCATCCTCGATCGCGCACGCCAGCCGGTGATAGGTGCGCGTTCCTCCGAAGGCGAACACTGGGGCGCCGGGCTTTACAACCCTGAGAACCTCTTCCCAAAACGTCCGCCCCGGGACTGCCGCATCCCACTCCTTGCCCATGAATCCGGACAGTTTCCCGCTGAGGTCGTCCCAGTTCCGAGCGCGACCATCCTGTGACAGCCCATAAGGAGGATCGCAGAGAACCGCGTCGAAGTAGTTGTCCGCGAAGGCGGTCGGCCAGCCCGGCTGGCGGAGATCTCCCAAGAGCAGGCGCGCCACTTGCTGATCTGGCGGCTTCACGCCGCGCCCTCCCCAAACAGCTCCCCCTGCACTACCTGCCTATCCGGATGCCCAAACGGGAGATGCTTCTCGACGGCTGCCTCGATCAGCTCCGGGCGCGAAAGGCTCGGCTCTTTCTCCCAGAACGGAGGCTCATAGCCAGGCTCCGCCGACTCGATCCACCTCTCGCCGGCTTGGTCCTGGAGCCGGTAGAGAATGGAGAACCCGTACTTGCGGTTTGTCTCCGACCACTCGGCAAGCGTCCGAGGATCAGCCATGCCACACCCCGCGGGCTTCGAACGCTGACCGCGAAGCTTTGAGGTGGATCTCGTGCGCCTTGGCTTCAGCCAACTGCAGAGCGCGCCGGAACCGGTTAGGCTCAGCCGCTGCCGCCTCTCGGTACTTCGCGGCCATGGCGGCATGGTCCACCTGTGGAACCGCCGGCAGTAGGCGCGGTCGAGGCCTTGGCTTCGCGAGCTCGGCGTTGTACTCCGCCAAGTCTTGCCTGCAACCTTGGCAGATCGGGCGGACGTGCGGGTTCTCTGGGCCTCGCTCGGCACGCTCACAGAGGGAGTGAGAGGCTTCCTCGCGGAAGAAGTGGCGGAAGGTGCCGATCGTCAGCCAGGCGCCCGGGATGCGGGCCTCCGGGTCGATCTGTGGAGCCGCGGAGAGTGAGGGCTCAGGCACGGGCCGCCTCCCGTCTCACATGGCGCCCGATCGCCGCAGTCAGGGTGTTCGCCGCCCGGCGAGACTCAGCCTTGAGGGCGGGCCATCGCTGGCAGTTTTCGCAGCGGTCCGAGGTCCCGCTCACGTAGCAGGGCTCGTCGCCGTATGCGAGATACAGGCACCTCGCATCGCGCAGGTTCTGCCGGGCTGTCCAGGCCTCGACGGCCAGCCTCCCGATGTCTTCCAGGGTGAGCCTACGCACGGCCCACCTCCGGCATTTCCCGGACCCGCAGGTCCTGAGGCCATTCAGCGGGGTCGCCGCCCTTCTTGTCGTGAAGCTTGGCTCCGCAGGGCCAGTGGTAGTCACCTGCCGCGTGACAAAGGTCGTGCGCTCGCTTCCCGGAGACCGCGGGCAAGACGCCATCCTCGTCGAGCCACTTCGGCGGGAAGCGATCGTGGTCGGCCCAATCGCAAAAGCCTCGCGTCTTGCTCCCGACCTGCTTCACGAAGACCGGCACCGCGGCTTCGCGGCACTGCTCCACGATCGCCCTGATCCAGTCCACGTCGCAGGGCCTCGCCCCGTGTCCGCTCTCCCCTCCGACGATGACCCAGTCGATCCGATTCGGGAGCATGTCGTCCGGGCCGATCACATGGCCGCGCAACGCATCCAGCCAAGCCCCTGGAAGCAGGCCTTCGGGATCAGCGCCTGGGTCCACGAGGACGATGCGCGTGAGGTCCACGGCTTCGAGCAAGGGCTCAACGCTGAGGAAGTGAACCGCCGCTGGCACGTCGAGAAGATGCAGCGCGCGATCGCGGGCAGCCTGCCGATTCTCCACCGACACTCCGAGCCACACGTTCGGGAGCGGCCATGGTCCGCCATGGTGGGGCGGCACGCTGGCACCGGCCCGTCGCGCTGAGACGTTGAGCATCTGGTGAATGCGCCACTCCGGTTCGTCGTCCGGGAACATCGACCGCCCTTGTTCCTCGCGGCGAAGCACCCACGCGAACCACTCAGACAGCCTCGCCGCTCGCTTCGTCAGGATCTGGTAGGTGATGTGCGGGGTCGCCGCCATCACCCCGAACACGGCCGCGATCTGCTCATTCGAAAGCGACTCGTAAAAGAGGTCGCTCATCGAGTTGACGAAGCACCTCCTCGGCTTGCGCCAGGAGAGCGGCTTCGCAAGCATTTCGGGAATCAGCTCGACTTTGCCGGTCCAGCGCGGTCCCGCGGGCGTGCGTTCGGCGTAGCCGTGGAAGGGCTGGTCAGTAGCCCCGGTCGGTGCTCCGAGCCGGTCTGCTGTGTCGCTGAAGCGAGCCGCAAAGGCCTCGGCGTAGCAGTACCGGCAGCCTTCGGAGATCCGCGAGCAACCGCGGACTGGGTTCCAGGTGACGTCGGTCCACTCGATGTTCGTCTCGCCCATTGGCTCAGGCCCTTCTCTTGGCGACGGCTTCCGCGAAGTCGGACAGCTCGCGCTCGACGGCCTCCAGCATCGCGACATCGCCATCCTCGACGCCGTCACCAGCCGAGAGCCCGTGCTGAATCGAGCAGAGCAAGCTCTGCGCTCCCGCGTAGAACGCCCGCCTCGTTTCCTTGACCTGGGTCGGCGACGCGGCCCGCGGCAGCACCTGCCGTACGTATTCGTTCCAGTCCTTCGCAATCAAGCATTGCGCTTGCGCTATCACGTGGGCTCCTTTCGAAAGCAGGTCACTCCCCACCACCAGAGGCACCGCAGGTGGGACATCTGCGGATCTACGGAGCGCATCGGCTCCGGACTCGGAAGGGATGGAAGGGGACGAGGGGACGGCGCACTGCGCCGACGGGATCTCGGTGCCCCTGGTGCTGGGGAGGAAGATCATGCAGCTGTCTCAGATTCGTTGGTTGCGCCGTAGTGCTCGAAACTGGCCTGTGTCGGCCGTCCGGGCTTGAGAGTGAGGGCGAACATCTCGCGCGTTATGCCGCCGAGCTCATCCATGGTGCTGGCCAACCTGATTCGAGCGGCCATCGCTTCAGCCTCTCCTCCGGTCAAGTCGCCCTCGCGAAGCGCGCCTTCGACCATGAGCAGTCGGCGAGCCCGCTCCAGCCCCAGGGTTTCCTCCGCGCACGCGCTAGTAGCCGTAGTTTCTTCTCTGCGTTCCATGCTTTTCCTTGTCTTCCTTGTATTCTTCCTTGTGCCCTCGCTGTGCCCTCGCCGTGCCCTCACTGTGCCCTCACTGTGCCCTCGCTGCGCCCTGTAGTCGTCCCCGGGTGTGTCCTCGCCGCGCCGCGGACTCTGATATTTGTCATAGTTGACAAGTAGATAGACCTGCCCTTCAGACGTCTTTCGCTGTGCCCTCAGTGCGCCCGCTTTTTGGTTTCTGGACAACATGCCTCGCACTTGCTTTTCGCTCCACCCCCACTTCCTCGCGAGGAATCGAATCGAGGCCAGGATCTCTCCACGCTTCAAGACAACAGCATTTCCCCTGGAGCTGCGCTTGTGTTCCTTCCAAGCCGCCGAGACAATCAGGTCCAGCCACGCCTCAGCCTCGCTGTAGACGCGCGGCTTACCCCACAGAGGGCCATCAAAAAAGCCCCGGGCGACGATGATGTATCCCTCGTTCATGGCCTCTCGGTTTCCCGTAGCTCGAACCGCCCAACACGAACCGAAGGGTTTCTTTCGCACCAGACTCGACCCGCGACCCGGTCAGCCTGTTCGCGTGCGGCGCGAGCCGCCTCCACCCCCTCGGCGTGGAAACGAACGGTCGAAAGGTCCACAAACTCCTCGCCGCTAGCTAAGTCGTTGCGCACCACGGCCAACACCGTCTCCGGCTCAAGCGCGCTCAAAGATCGCCTCTTCCTGCCGCGATAAGGCGGCCGAAACCGGCGCCCACCAAGAACCCAATGACCAGCCAGGCGGCCAGCACGGAGAGGGCGATCACCGAGCACCTCGCAGCGGCACGACTACCCGCTGAACGGGAGTCGCGCCAAGGGCCTTGAGGACCGGGCAATCGTGGGCTCCTCGCACCAATGTGCCGCAGTTTCTACAGGGCGCATACTTCGCCTCAGGCCTCGACCGCGCCCCGCCTTTGAGAGCCAAGGGCAGAGGCGTGGACGTGGTGTCGTGGCTTGGGGTGAGGCGGTCCCGGAGCCATGCCAGGAAAGACGTCCTCATGCCGCCCCCTTGCGCGGCTGAGGAAACACCTCAGCTAGCGAAACGGTTGGATCTCCGTCGATCCACTGGAGGAGGTTGAAGGCAGCTTCCCCATGGAGGTTTTGGAGCGCTGACCGGAGATCAGCCAGTGACCTCGCGGTCTTCCTTCCCCGGGCGCGTTGCTCATCCTTGGCTCTGCGCAGCACGTCTCCGGGGCGCTGGCCCTCCTCAACAAGCTGGACAAGCTCGTCGACATCGTGCTCGGGCAGTCCGCGGAGATTCCTTGCTAGAGACTCAGGCACCTTGCCCCGATGGATCAGTTTGCGAAGGCGTGATGGCAGTTCTAGGAGAGAAAGGATTTGGCCTACGCGCGACGGCAAGAGCCGCATAGCGTCGGCGATCTTCTGCCGGTCCCACTCCAGGAGGGCAAGACGGCGCGCCGCGTAGGCCAGATCGATCGGGGACAGTTCCTTACGGTCGAGGTTTTCGCGAAGGTTGATGACGAGCGCTTCATCCTCGTTGACGGTCACCAGCTTCGCCAGGAACGGCATCGGGCCGGCGAGGCCCCACGCTCCCGGGTCGTCGTTGATCTCGCGGATTGAGGTCAGGCGACGATAGCCGGCGACGAGCACCGGCCGTCCCTGAGCATCGCGCCGCACGAGGCCGGGCTGGAGCTGACCTTGAGCCGCCAGCCCCTTTTTGAACTCGGTCAGGTCGCCGAGGTCCTCGCGCAGGTTCAGCGAGAGAACGATAGACCCCAGCTCCTCTGGTGGGAACTTCAGGATGTCGGCTCGGCCGACCTCCACCCCTTCGAACTTGGAAGGCACAGTCCTCCCCCTTTCAGATGGGCCCCGGAGGGGCACACCAGACACAGATGCGTTGAACGGGTTTGTCACGCTCGATCAGATCGAGCAGGTACTTCGTGGAGTGCCACGTAGAGCAGAGGGCGCAGCACTCGACCGGGAGGTATCCGGCGAGGAGCCCTGCGGCCTCGTTCTGCGCGGCAACCTCGGCAAGCTTGCGGCCGTTGAGCTTCTCCAGGTCCGCCCAGCCTTGCCGATGTCCTCTGTCGTGGCAGCGAGCCCCGATCATTACCTGATGGTGGGCCCGAGCGCCGCGGCGACGGGTGACGACGTGGTGAGCGTGCGCCGGCGGATGCCACTTCCCGCAGAGCTGGCAGCCGTGAGCCTTGAAGAGTCCCGCGAGGAACTCCGTCTTGTACTCGCAACCCTCGACGAGCGCCTTCTCCTCCGCCGATCTGACGCGGTCCCGCTCCTGCTCGACCTGCCACATTTCGCGGCCGTGCGGAGTCGCTGGGCGCTGGCGATTCCAGCGCCCCGAGTTCTGGAGCGGCGAGCGGCGGAGAAGCCCCATGGGTCAGGCCGCCTCGGCGACTGCCTGGAGTTTCTGCTCAAGGTCGGTAAGACCCTGACGCAGACGGGCAACAGGAAGGGAGACGAGCAGGTCCTTGTCCATGACCCCGAAGCACTCGTGGAGAAGCCGTGCGCGCACGCGCTTCTGGATGTCCTTCTGGCCCGCCAGATCCGCCACAACCAGCCGGAACTCAACACGATCCGCCAGGAGCTTCGCCTCGGCTCGGTCGGCAAGTTCTTTTGCCTCGGGCCAGGCGTCCGGAGCTTCGTCGGACAGGATCGAGGACCAATGCTCGCGGTCATCATCCAACGCCGGGATGAGATCTCTCAGGGCTGGTGCGAGCCATCCGTAAAGCAGGGTCGCGAGCGAAGCCCTGCCGCCGCGGTCGAAACTGGGCAGCCGCTGCGGTTCGCGGGGGATCTTGCCGCTCGGATCTCCGTAGACCTCGATCTCGTGATGGCCCAGGTTAGACTTGAGACCGCCGCGAATCCGGAAGAGGAGGTCGGCCCGGCTGCCGGACTCGCTCCATCCACGGGCGCGCAGCCCGTCGGACTCCATCGGCCCGTAGTCGGGATCGACCTGATACTGAGCGCCCTGCCGGTGCGTCTCGACCAAGTCGACCCGCAGCCGATCGGCAAGCTCGGCGGTGACTTGGCGATAACGCCTGTTGACGAGCGCCCATGCCTCTGGAGTCATCCGGGCGCTCGGTCCCTGCTCGGATTCCACTCGGTGCCGGTTGGATTGGTCGCGGAAGCTTTCCAGCCCGCGCTCATAGGGATGGGTGGCCGTGTCCAGCACAACAATCCCTCCCGCCGAGGACGCGAGCGCTGCGCCAATACCCGAGAAGGACAGGGTTCGCTGCACCGTGAAGCCCCATGCGTCGAGGGGCGTGCCTGACGTCCTCTCGGTGGCGATGCCGAGGAAGGATCGGTCCTTTGGGAGATCCAGGAGCGAGGCCTTGGCGCTCCGTCGGCGCGCCTTCCTCTCGTGCTCCTGTCTGACGGCCAACACAACCGTGGCGAGCGCCGCGGCAACCTCTGTCTTGCCACCCTTGGGGTTGCTGATTATCGCGGCGATCACGCTGCACCGTCCGTGGGATGGGGGAAGAAGGCGCGACGGACGGACTCGAACTCCTCGATCGACACGGGCGCGAAGCGCTTCGGGAAGGGTGTCTCGACAGGAACCTCTGGAGCGGCGATACCCCGGCGGAAGAGCAGCCGATCGAGCACCGCTGATGCCGGCCGGTCTTCACCAGCGAGATTCGGAACACCCTTCAGGACGTGCCTTCTCGGGCTTCTCGGGTTGCGGGGGCTGGAGCGGGCCACCTCGACCAACCGCATCTCGGTCAACTCTCCGAGGACGGAAACCTCGTTGAGCCAACCGTCGCCGGCCGGGAAGTAGGGCACGTGCACTTCGGCGGCATCGGCCGGGGCCACGGTCATGTTCAAGGCGAGAGAACGGCTGGAGGTGCGGACCCCGAACCGCAGGTCCTCGGGCGCCACCAGGAACTCAGGCGCGTCGGCTTCACTGGCCCAGCGCACCCGGAACAAACGCATTTTGTTAGACTCTCTTGTGAACGGCATGGACTCTTCCTCCTTGTCGGTCAGGCCCCGTGGAGCGGCTAACTCCGTGGGGCTGTTGTTGTCTCTGGTGGATCAGAAGATGATCTTCGGAGCCGGCGCGCCGGCGCGGAGGTACTGGATGGCCTTCGCCACGTTCTCGACCGCCTGGGTCCTCCAGGCGTTCCCGTCCGCGGGCTTGAGCAGCACGTAGATGCCGTCCTGATCCTTGATGCGAAGCACGAAGAGGCGCGGAACGAGAACGGCCTCCGGGAAGACGGAGAAGGGGAACAGCGCCGACTGCCGGGGAAACGGTTAAACCCGGCTGGACTGGATGTCCGCCGGCAGGGATGGAAAAAGGAGCCGGGCCCACGGAACCCGGCAGGGAGGTGGTTACATCAAGGACACGGGGGGCCCGAGGGCTCGAAGCGGGCGACTCGACGCACGCGGTGAGGAAGTGGAAGGGGAGCGACCGGGCACGACCTGCCGCCCGGTAAGGCTCCACGAAAGGTTCACCGCGGTCGAATCGCTCGCTTCCAACTCTCGGACGGGTGGCGCCACCGGCAGGATTCGAACCTGCGACCCCGCGATTAGAAGTCGCTCGCCCTGTCCGCTGGGCTACGGGGGCAGTGGTGAAAACCCGCACCCGTGGAGCGAGGAGGCCGCCCAGGTCACGCGCCCCGGGGTCATCGGCCAAGCCCGCCGTGAGCACGCCTCTCGATGCCGGTCGCGACCCGGCGATGGTTCGGCCACTCCGCACAGGTGCGGGAGATTGAAAGCCACGAGGGCTCGACTCAGGCGCGTGGACACGGACTTGGTCTCCCGCGGGCGCCCCCACAGACGAGAGCAAGGCGAGATCCGAACGCACCTGAGCCCAGCCCTCCTGCTGAGCCCCCCGAATCCGCATCGGGAGCACCGCGGCCAAGCGGACTCCAGGGTCCTGGCAAGGCGCCGAGATGGCGCCGTTCGCGCACACGTGCTGCTCAATCTCACAGGGTGGATTCAACCCGGACCGTCGCGGATCATGGGCGCCTCCCGTAGAAGAGGGGTTGCCGCCGAGGCTCATCTGGCGTGCAAGTCGCAGATTGACTGAGGTTGCGTCTACTTCATGGCGAGGCCCTCCGTGGTCGGTAGCGCTGGTGGCAGGCACCCATTCCGTGCCGTCAGCGAGTACTACCCCGGGGCCGCCCTCCGACCCGACCCCGGGTCCTGCCTCCTGCTCAGCCTCAACCGGCGCGCCGGGAAAGGCTGCACAGGCATCATGCGGGCTCGCGACGCGCTGGCGGAAACCGCTCGGCACTCCGGCGTCCCGATCGAGGGACATCAGGGCGGAGGACCCTCCCTCGATCTTCGCCCGGCACCAGGCAGCGGCAATACCAGCGGCCACGGCGGGCAGGACAGCCCCGCGAAGCCCTTCTGTCGATGTCTCGGACAACGCCCGGCCGCGGGAGTTTTCCCCGCCGGGCACCTCGAAGGCGCCACCTCCGAGCCTCTCTGGGTTTTCGATGGGATCGGCCGGGCAGGTTCCGGACAGCCAGGCGTTCATGGCCGCCCTCCGAGAAGGGGGAAGAGCTGTCGGTTCAGAGTCTCAAGCCGTGCGAGGCCTTCCCGGATTTCGGCCAGGGTCTCGCGCGCCTGGGCGAGATCGCGGCAGACCTTCCCCTCCCCCTCCAGCCCCGTGGTCCCCACCGTCTCTTGTGGTTGCGCGACAGAGGGGGAGGGTAATTTGTTGACCCGGCCGGCGAGTTCTGCTCGGCCCGCGCCGATCGGTGAGATTGAGAGGTGTAGCTCGAAGCCGCAGGCCGCAAGCAAGCGGGCCGCGGTCTTGACCTTCAAGTTGCCAGTTCCAGGATGACACCCGAGGAGCTGCACAACCGCCTGCTTCGTGATTCCTCGGCGAAGAGCGGCTTCAGTAGCTCCGCCGACCGAAGCAACTGCGCGGTGAAGCAGCGCACCCAGGACCGCGGCCGCGGTCTCCGCGACCACCTCCAGGTCAAAGCCCTCCGCCGGACCGGCCCCTGTACCTTCTGAACCAGGGACCGGCCCGGAGAGGTCGGCGACTCCACGCGAGCCGCCTTGAATTAATCCCGCTCCCTCCTCGTCGCCGTCCCCGAAACCAACACAGGAAGGGAGCGCCCCGCACATGCAGCGCTGGTAGCCCCGCAGGACATGCTCCTGGACCAGGGCGAGCCGGTGGATAGCCTCTGCGGGCGTCATGCCGCCACCTCGCGGGGCACCACGACCATGCCCAAGGACTCAGCCAGGGTGTCGAAGAGACCAGCAACGATCGAGTCCAGCGGGATCTCAACCGTCGCGGCCACTTCGTCCCAGCAGCGGCAACACAGGACGATCTGGAGGCCCGGATAACGGGAGGACGTCAACCGCCGGAGATCGAAGCAGGCTCGCGCATCCTCCGGACTCTCCTTCCAGGAGGAGAGGACATCCGAGTGGCAGTGGCACGGCCGCTCGTCGATGTGCTGGCGTAGCGGGTTGTGCTCGGCCAGGGGCAGAGCGACAAGGTCCGAGGTCTGGCGCCAGAGGGCGCCGCAGTCGAACACCTGGACCGTGTTCAAGCCTCACCTCCGGTGTCCCCGTACGAGACCACCAGCCGCAGGTCCTCGCGCTCAACCTTGCAGCCGCAGGCCTTGAGGTAGGCGGCAATCCGAGGAAGCTGGCCCGTGGCGGGCTGATTGTCGGAGAACCAGCGGACCGCCACGTGGTGGTCATCGATCCTCATACACTCGGTTCCGCGCGAGCCGGTCCCGACGGCGCTCCACCCGCCCGACCGGAGCATAGCTGCGACTCGCTGGGAGGTCAGAGGAGGCAGGCTCAAGCAGCACCTCCTTCGTCACGGCCGTTGATCCTGTCGTGGGCGATCGCCGCTCCTCGTGAGGAGGCGAGGTCACGCAGCACGTCCAGAGCGGCATGGGCCACTCGCGGATGACTGGTGCTGAGGGCTCGCCGAGCCGTCGCTTCCGAGATCTCGGCGCATTCCCAAGCGAGCAGGACGAGCAAGTCCTCGCGGGTGAGGAACTTCTCAGCCGACAAAGAGCCGACGTTGATGTTCACGGCGCCACCTCACTCGCCAAGCGGGAGCGAATCGCCCGCCAGCGGGTCACCTGCAATGCCAGGCCATCCCTCCGCGGCAGGTCGACCGCGGCGTCCACGGCCTTGTCAAGCGCTGCGATGGTTTCGAGACGGATCGCGTCCGCCACCTGCTCGGCCGTGAGCAGCGCGACAGCCCAGAGAGCGCTGATTGGGAGGTAAGGGACCAAGCCCACAACCGGCGCGTCGCGCAGCATGCCGCGCTGCATGGTCCCGGCCGACGTCCACCGTCCCCAGTAGAGCCGCTCGCCCACCACCTCTTTGAAGTCGTCCGATCGGAACAGGGACACCTTCCGGGCCTTGACCACCTTGCCTCCCGCGGTGAACTCGATCGAGCCCAACCCGCGGGAAAGCTCCCGGTCCAGGGAGACCAGGGCATTGCCCGGGAGGACGTAGTAGTCGAAGACCTGGACCGGGTCAGGCTTGGCGGTCTGCCGCAGGCGGCGTGAGGTGGGCCGCTCTTCGCCGAGCGGGACCGCGATCCCTGGGTCTACTGTGGCGTAGCGGGTCATGCGGCCTCCTTGGCGACGCGAACAGTGAGCCAGTACGAGACCGGGCACCCAATGGCCTGTTCCCATCGCTGGGCCACTTCCAGGCCTGGCCGCTTGAGGCCGTTCTCGCACTGCGAAACGAAGGGCTTTTGGACGCCCAGCATCGCTGCCAGCTCAGCCTGCGTCAGCTTCTTCAGCTCCCGAAGTTCTCTCGGTAGAGAGGGGCGGTTGCCGTCCGGTGAACTTGCCATGTCCCGGAGAGTAACCCTGAAATGGGGTACTGTCAATAGGCTTGGTACAACAAAGTAAGGGTACTCAGCGGCGGTGATGCGGGGAGGGCGCACCCTTGGGGTGCCGCCTTGACGTTCTCCACGAGCGCGCGTAGAGTTCGCCGAGTGCCCAAACTTCGCTTTGTCGGTCCCGCGCTCAAGAAGCTCCGCGGCAAGCAAAAGGCCGCGGACGTCGCACGGCGAATGCGCCTGGCGAAGGGCGATGATGTCACTGAGCAGGCGCTCAAGAACCGAATCAGCCGGATTGAGAGCGCGGGTAAGCCTTACCCAACAGCGGTGACCATCGACGCCTTCCTTGAAGCCATCAAGTCGGATTGGCTGGCGCTTGGAAGAGAGGTCGAACGGCTAAGCGCAGCGAGCGGCGCACCGAGCAAGGCGCTCGATCAGGAGGGAATCGCCGACGATGCCGAGGGCGCGGTAGACGACCTCATCCGGCGTGCGGCTGACGAGTCCGCGACGCGAACTGTCCAGCTCCTGCTCGATAAGATCCAGAGCCTTTAGAGGTGCTGGTACCGCGGCCGGCGAAGCGTCGCGGTCGCACAGCGCAGCAGGCGAGCCGCGCGGTCACGAGAGTGAGCGGCATGAAGTATCAGCCGGGAGGCCCGCGCCTCCCGCTCAATGCCAAGGCGCTCAAAGATCGGCAAGACTTCCTCCACCGCTCGCCTGAGCTTGGCCCACCGGTTGTTGTCGGCATAGAGGCAAGCAAGCTCAAGAGAAGCAAGGGCCGCTTCTTGAGGCTGGCCGATGTTAAGGTACCGGTCCCGCACATCGAGGAAGGCCGCCTCGGCGTCGTCGACGCGGCTCAACCCGGCCAGGATGTGCGCCCTGAGCCAACGGCGACGCGCCTCCGCTGGAGGTTGGCCCGCAAACGGTTGATAGAATCCAGCGTCTTGGGCTTTGGAGAAGCACCTCAGGGCGTGTTCCGAACGCCCCATGTCGACCAAGAACCACGCAATGTTATGAGCGGCGGCCAGTCGGAGCCGCGCATCTGCCGGGTCTAGCAGCCGGGCTGCTCTAGCCAGGGTGGCGACAGCCGTCGCTGGCTCACCCGAATAGCCCAGGGCGATACCTTGGCTGACCAGCGAGCGAGCTACGCTATGAACGCGTCCTGCCGACTGGTGCAGCAGCTCGGCTTGTCGGAGAAGCGCCAAAGCGGAGGGAAATCGCCGAAGGTCCTGTTGGAGCGTCGCGAACTGTTCGATGATCGCCGCAACGAGCGCTGAGTCGCCCGATCCCCGCGCCGCCAGCAGGTCAGCCTTCCGTAACTCGGTCCGCGCTTCGGTGAATCGAGCGTTAAGGCGGAGGGCGTTCCCGTGGGCGGCGTGCGCGGCGGCTCGTAGGTCGAGATCAGCGAGGCCATCCGGAAGACGATCTGACGCCAACGCGGCAAGCTCTCCAGCTTGGAGGGCAAGCCCCGGCGACGACCAGGTTGAGTCATAGCAAGCCGTCGTGGCGACCAAGCACACTTCGCGCAGTTGCTCGGCACCGAGGTTGGCCAGCATGAGTCCGCGATGGTGGGTGCTCGCAGGCAAAAGTCTGTCGATCAGCGCAGGCACGGAAAGCCATCTCCTTTGGAATGGGCCCTAGGGTATCGCGAAAGGGATGGCGCGGGAAAGGGGGGCTTGCGCCCCCCCTTGGGTCCAGCGCGGCCTAGCCTCCGGTCGAAACCTCCGGGCACGGCCTCGGCTTGCCCCAAGGATCGAAACAGCCGCCGCTGTTGGTCGAGGCCCCACCGTCAGCATCCCAGGAGCTCGTCAGGCCCACGTCGGCCAGCCACTCGCCGACGCGCGAGACGAGATCCTCGATCCATCCCCCGACACGCGGCTCGTCCGGCCCCGTACCCGCGACGGCGGGCATGACCACCAAAAGCGCGAGGATAGCCGCCACGCTCAACAACCTCACCCGGAACGCATTGCGCATAAGAAAGTACCTCCCGGCGTCCCAACCGTAGCGTTCTGAAGCGAAAGCTTGTGGGGGACGCGGACGGTCAATCTTAGACCCGGTTGAGGGCGCCAGCGGGAAGGTTTAGCGCCAATGAAATGAGCGGCAACGGCCGAACCTCAACCCGCCGCGAAGTGTCCGCGGTCAACAAATCCTGGAGCGGTAGTGTCTCCAGAAGGAGCAGGCAGCACCGGCGCGGAGTGGCCTCCCCTGGTGGTGGCGGTAGTGCGGCGGATGGAGAAGCCGAAGCGGTCTCTTTAAACTGGGGATTCCTGAACTTCGACGAACTTTCAAGGAGCGACAAAGCAATGAATGGACGCTTGGTGGCCCGGTTGGGAGTGGTGGCGGTCGCGGCGGTAGTCTCGACAGCCGGCCTATTTGGACAGGTCCAAGCACGGCAGGGCACAAAGGAAGAGGATCATCTGCCCGGCGAGACGGTGAAGACCGAGGTGCCGTCCCCGATGGTCGTGGAGATCGGCCTCGAAAAGGCGAAGCTGCACCTCCGGCCGTTCGATAGCGTCTGGACCACCCGGGAGACGGCGCAGTTCGTCTGCGACAAAGCTTCGGTAACGCAGGTGCAGATCCTCAAGAAGCACGGCAAGAAGGGCCAGGTCGTGCTGGAAATCGCCCCGACCGTAGCGACAGACTGGATGAGGCAGGACATCGACCTCACGGTGGCAGTCCTGGGCTCGGACGGCGCGGAGGTCGGCAAGAGGGCCTGGGACAATCTGACGATCGGGAATGACAAGTACAGCGGGCTCGTGTTCGGGTCGCAGAGCAAAGCCCCGAAGCTGGAACTGAAACTGTCGGAGACCGACCTTGCATCTCTCTACTCAGATGGGAAGTCGCCGCGGATCAAGGTCGTAGTAGACATCCAGGACAAGGACGAGGGGGAGTGACCTAAAACCCTTTTAGGCGGCCTTGAGCCCCATGGCCCTCAGCAGCACATCAGGCCCGAGTCCCAGGGCCGCCAGGACATAGGGGAGAGGCTCCCTCGGGTCATCGATACGGAAGCTCTGCCTCGCCCGTTCGAGGTAACCCACGGCCTCGGGGCTGATCTCTGGAGCTCCTGCGATCCTGGAGGCTTCTTCAGCCAGATCCTCCAGGGACCAGCCCCGCTCTTCTCGACGAGCACGGATGGAGAAGCCGAGGGAGGTCATGACTCCTCCTGATCGTAGATACCGCCGGGCCAGGCGCGACCCTCGGCCGCTGTAGGGTCCGAGCCCTTCTCGCAGACTCGCAGCTCACCTGCGGTCGTGTCGAAGTACTCGACGTAGTGTTGGGTAGACGGAGCGCTCCGGCCCGGGCCGATGTACGCCGCCTCGAACTTGCGCTTCAGGTCGGCAATCCGTCGCTTGCGGAGTTGTTCCTCGTCGACTCTCCGGTTCCAAGCCGCGATCACGCCGGCCTCGTCGAACTGCCTCATCCCGAGGTAGGCCGCTTCCATCCTGGCGGGGCACGAGGTACAGGAGATCTCCAGCGAAGAACCCTCTTCAACTCCAGGCGCGGAGGACAGGACCGCCGGCGATCCGCAGAAGGGGCAGGGAAGCACAGCGGGCAGCATGCTTAAGCTCCTCTAAAACTGCAACAGTTCAACCGTTCAATACTCTAACGCTTCGCTTGTGCCTCCACAAGCCCTAGTGGTCCTCTATGGGTTCATGAGCGATATGCAGCGCCTGTTCTGGCAGGTCTTCCACCACACCGTGGGCCATGGACTGGTGGGGCTCTCCCTCGGCCGTTTGTGGGCGTGGCGACTCCATGACTACTCGGGCCGCAAGGGTTGGCCTGCGGGAGACTGGACCGCCGTTCAGCGTTGGCCGGGGTTGGAGTGATGAGCGACCAGGACACGAAGCCGCCGCTCAGCGATCCCTGGGCAGGCGTGACGCTCGTCGCGTTCAACCTGAATGGACGCCACTTGTCGGATGCAGCGCACAAGCGACTAGGCCAGTGCGTGAGGAACGCGATCCGGCCGCACTCCTCTGCGCCGGTCTTCGTCCTCGAAGAGGGCTCGGCTGTCGAGCTTTGCGGCGAAGGCACCCAGGTCGTGGCCTCGATTGGCCCCGAAGTGCTGGGCCTGATCGTTCTCACCGAAGCCGATCGTCAGGCGATCGAGCTCGCCCGGTCCGAACTGCTGGCCGAGAACCTGACGAGCGTCGAGGCCTTCGACGTCGCGGCACTGTTCGCGATCCTCGACCGCGGCCTCCCCCCGCGGGAGCAGCCATGAGGCGGACGGAACGGCTCAAGATCCGCTTCACCCCGGAAGAGATGGACGACCTAATCCGCTCTGCGGAGGACGCAACCTCTCTGGCATCGTGGTGCCGCGACCAGCTCCTGCGCAAGGATCAGGCCGCATGCGCACCGAATGAGGCTGAACACCGACCGGACACCGGCCGGGATGCGCATGGGACAGGGAAAGGCCGCTGATGCCCTACGCTCCGGCCCGTCCCTGCTCGCGCCCCTGCTGCCCCAGGCTCCTAGCCTACGGCGAGCAGTGCCCTGACCACGGAGAGAAGGCAAGGAAGCGCGAGAACGACCGAGAGCCCAAGCGCAAGGCCAAGCGCCGCTTCTACCAGAGCGAGGCCTGGAGGTTGTTCCGCGAAGACAAGCTGGAGCGCGAGCCGATCTGCCGGATCTGCGGGAAGGCGCCCTCGACCTGCGTCGACCACAAGGTCCCCGTGGAAGAGCGTCCGGATCTCGCCCTCGACGACGAGAACACTCAGGGGGCTTGCTGGTCCTGCCACTCTGCTAAGACCGCCAGCCAGGACGGCGGCTTCGGGAATCGTAGGAGGTCTGCATGACCGCGGCAGGATCGCTCGGGAACGAGCAGTGGGCGATCGAGGTCTTCGAGAAGTTCGAGGCGGTCAGAGTCTCGGTCCGCGTGACTGACGCGGCGGACCGCTTCAACGAAGCAATCGTTGCACCGTTTCGCGCCGATGACCTGCGAGCATTCGCGCGTGCACTAGACGACGCTGCGGATCAGCTTGAGGGGGGGCGGGTAAAATGTTCAAACGCCCCGCCAGCGCGAACCGCGTGCCGCTCAAAAGCGCGCGCAGCCACAATTCAGCCCCCCGGGTCCCCGGGCCGGCGGGGGGAGGGTTGATGCCTGCGGGCGCTCCCCGGAAGCCAACAGCGCTCAAGGTGGTCAACGGTACTGCCCGGAAAGGCCGCGACAATCCGGACGAACCGAAGCCCGAGGTGTGCGAGCTCGCCTGTCCGGACTACCTCCCTGAGCACGCCGCCGCGGAATGGCGGCGCATCGTCCCGGAACTCGTGATCCTGGGTCTCCTGTCTGCGGTTGATCGCGTGGCGCTAGAGGGCTACTGCTTCAACTACCACAGGTGGCGCGAGGCTGAGGAAGTCATCGAGGAAGAGGGCCTCACGATGTGCACGCCCCAGGGATTCGAGATGCAGCGGCCTGAGGTGTCCATCGGCAACCAGGCGCGGAAGCAGTGCTTGGAGTTTCTTCGGGAGTTCGGCCTGAGCCCGGCTTCCCGCGGCAAGGTCAGGGCAACTCCGAAGAGCCCGGCCGAGGACGCCATGGAGCGGTTGAAGCGCAAGAAGCTGGAGCGCGAGGGAAAGCGCCGTGGCGCGTAAGGCCCCCAAGCGCAGCCACCCGACGACTCAATACGCGTTGGATGTCGTCGAGGGGCGAATCATTGCCGGGCCTCTTGTACGGACGGCAGCTTTGCGTCACCTGCATGATCTCAAGGAAGGCCACAAGAGAGGACTGTACTTCGACGAGGAAGAGGCTGACTCGAACTTCGCCTTCTTCGAGGAGTGCCTTGTCCATCCAGAGGGCAAGCTGGAAGGCGAGCCCTTCACGCTGCTCCCATTCCAAAAGTTTCAGCAAGGCAACATCTACGGCTGGTACGGCCCCGAGGGCCGACGCTTCCGCATCGCCTACGTTGAGGAAGGCAAGGGAAACGGCAAGTCGCCGCGGGCCTCAGGCTGCGCGCTTTACAGCCTCATAGTCGACGGCGGGAATGCCTCTCAGATTTACTGCGCCGCGTTCTCCGCGAAGCAGGCGATAGACGTCAGTTGGACGGGATGCTTGAACCTGGCCAAGGCATCGGCGAAGGTCGACCGCCTCCTCGAGTACAACAAGCACACCCACCGAATAATTCATGGCGCGTCGTTCATTGGCGTTATGTCGTCGGAGGACCGCGGTGCGTCCGGGCAGCGCGTCAAGATGGGCCTAGTCGAAGAGCTGCATGAGCACCGGGCGCCCGACGTCCTCGTGAAGTTGCAGAAGGGCACGAAGTCTACGACCGACTCATTGATCTTCATCGTCACGAACTCGGGCGTTGACCGTCACTCGATCTGCTACCACTACCACGAGTGGAGCGAGAGAGTCCTCCAGGCGAGCGTCCCCGGTGGAGACGCTTCCTTCGCTGACGATCAGCTCTTTGCCTTCATCTGCGGAATGGACCCCGAGGACTACCAGGACGAGGAGAAGGGGCAGGGCGAAGGCACCAAGCGGGTGCAGGTGTCGCTGGCCAAGATTGCCTCGAAGCCTGAGCTCTGGGTGAAAGCCAACCCGGGCCTCGGGCCTGTCCTGGACCCGCAGTACCTCGCGCGCGAGGTGAAGCAGTCGCTGAACATGACAGCGCTGCAAAACATGACCTTGAGGCTGAACTTCTGTGTCTGGACGGACAGCGTCTCGGTCTGGATTCGAGACGAGGTCTTCATGGCCCGAAGCGTCGGGCCGGGGCGCGATCTTGCCGAGGAGCTCCTTGGCGAGGAGTGCTATGCCGGGCTGGATCTCGGACGGAGTCGAGATCTTTCGGCGATGATGCTGCTGTTTCCTCCGACTCCTCAACGACCATTGTGGGCATTCCTGGAGTACTACTGGTGCCCAGAGGAAGACATCAGGGAGCGCTCCGAGCGCGACCGCGTCCCATACCAACAGTGGGCGAAGGGCGGACACCTGATCGCCACCGACGGGAACGTGATTGATTTCGCGCACATCAAACGAGACGCTCTTCTCCTGGCCGAAAAATATCGGGTTAGAGAGTGGTGCTACGACCGGTACTTTGCAACTCAACTCGTAACTGAGCTTGGGCAAGAGGGATTTACCATGGTCCCCATAGGCCAGGGCTCAACGTCCATGAACGCCCCAGTTTGCGAAATTGAGCGCTTGCTCTGTGCCGAGCCAGCGATGATCGAGCATCGTGGTCACCCGATAACGCGGTGGAGCTTCAGGAATGTCGTGCTCGCCGGCGACCGACACGGGGGGTTCTCGATCGACAAAGAGCGATCCAAGGAGAAGGTGGACGGACCGCAAGCGTTGGCAGACGCGATGGCGCGAGCAATGCTCGCCGGCGGTTCCGGCGCAGGCGTGTACGAGGAACGGGGACCCATCATCATCGAGGACGTTTACCTATGAAGAGCGCGGAGGTTCGCCGCCTATTTACCGTTGTCGGAGTCGCCGTGCTCCTGGGACTTCGCGAGTTGCGCGGCATTTCCTACACGGTTCTCTTGGTGGCGGTTGGTGTCGGCCTGATCGTCGCGGACTTCCGGCCCGGGAGCGCCTGGGGAGCGGGCATGATGGTCTTCGGCGGCCTGTCGTTGGCGCTGCGATGGCGGCCGAAACAGGAGGGAGAATGAGCGTTCTCGACTACCTCCTCGGCTTCTCCGCGGAGGCTCCATCAATCTTTCCGCACGACCCGAACGACGAGCGAGCGTGGCGCACGCATGGGCATCGGGACGCCTGGGGAGGATTCTCCGGAGCAGCGTCTACAGGTTCCTATATTCAGGCTGACGACGCCATTGGGGTCTCGTGCGTCTTTCTGGCCGTGAGGGTCTACGCAAACCTCCTGGGGACGTCACAGGTGCGCTTTTACCGCAACCGGCCCCGCGACGAGGGCGAGGATCAGATCTACGACCACCCGCTCTTGGCGATCCTCTCTCCTGACGGGAGAGCGAACCCCTGGATGTCCGGCGCGCTGTGGCGCATGTGGAGCGAGGCGCAGGCGTTCCTCTGGGGTCTGGGGTTGAGCGAGATCAAGTTCGGAGCGGACGGGCGACTTCAGCTCTGGCCGATCGAGGCGGAGCACGTAGTGCAGATTGACCATCTGGACAGCGGGAAGAAGCGCTTCACCATCGCCGAACCGGGGAAGGCGGTGCGCCCCCTGATGCAGGACCAGGTGTACCAGCTCGAAGGCTTCGGCACGCACAAGCTCATCCCGGAGTCGCTCCTACGTCGAAGCAGGGAAGCTGTCGCAGTCTGGCTGGCGCAGCAGCAGTTCAGGGGCACCTACTACGAGCGGGGCGCCGCTCCGTCCCTTATTTTCAAGCACCCCAAGCAGATGTCGGACCCGGCGCTCGAACGCTTCAAGAGACAGGTACAGGGCCGGGTTGGCGGGAATCGTAACGCTCACAAGACCGTGGTCATCGAAGAGGGCATGGAGATTTCGGAGTTCGGGCACACTGCGCGCAACGCCTTGCTCGTTGAGGCCTGGGACGCTCAGGCGGTCGAGATCTCCAGGTGGAGCGGTATCCCAGCCTACATGTTCGGGGTCTCGAAACAGCCGCCCTACAACTCCCGAGAGCAGGCCACGCGGGAGTTTCTCGATCTCTTCCTCAAGCCGAAGGCCATCCTGACGGAAGGTGCCATCAAGAGCAGCCTGATCGTCGAGCCTGACGTGGTTTGCGAGATCGACCTGGATCCTCTGAAGAGGGGCGATGCCTTGACCCAGGCTCAGACAGACGCGATCTACATCATGAACGGCGTCAAGGATGAAAACGAAGTCCGCCGAGGGTTGGGGTTGAACTCCGTCCCTGGATTGTCCGGTCCGAGGCGCAGCGTCAACCAGGACCGAGGCGGAGACCCACGGCAGCCGCGCCCCGGCAATGCGGGCGACCAGGAGGCGCGGGACCCGACGGATGTCGCCGGCATGCTCGCGGCTCTAGTGCCTGGGATGGCGGCCAGCCAGGAGAACTGCACCCCGGCGTCCCGCGCAGGCGTCGATGACCGCGTCTCCAAGATCCTCCACGCCACGGCCCAACAACTTCTCCGGCGCGAGGTCGAGCAGCTCCGTCGTCGCGCGGTGCAACTGGCGTCCGATCCATCGGCGTGGTCGGTGTGGCTTGAGCAATTCTATGGCGGCCACCTCGATATCATGGTCGAGCGGTTGGCGATCGTTCCTGCGAGGGCTAGGGTATACGTCGAGGCTCATAGGCTCGAAGTCGAGACGCTGGGCATCTCGGCTTGCGACGAATGGGAAGCGGATGGAAAAGCGATCAAGGAGATGGTGGCACTATGAACCCGAATAACTCGCGCGTCCTGTCGTGGATTGACTCTTCGTATTGGGCAATGTATCCGCCCGCTTTCGAGACGATGCGAGAGGTCGTCGCGGCGTGGTCGGGACCGCTCCCGGTCAGTCGCGAGGAGAAGGACGCTGCCATCGCTTCGGCCCAGGCCGCGCGCCCAGCCCCGGTCTATCAGGCTCCCTCGACCATCGCGATGCTGTCGATGTTCGGCGTGATCTCGCCGAGGGCCAACATGGTAGGCGACCTCTCGCAGGAAGGGTGCTCCCTGGATCGGTGGTCAGCGCAGTACCGGGCTGCCATGCTCGATTCGAATGTGGCCGGCGTGGTGACGAACGCAGACACGCCGGGCGGCAATGTCTACCAGGTACAGGAGACAGCCGACCTGATCTACTCGCTGCGAGACTTGAAACCGAATGTCTGCGTGGTGACCGGGATGGGGGCTTCCGCCGGATACTACCTGATCTCTCAGTTCAAGGAGTTGGTGTGCTCGCCCAGCGCCGAGGTCGGCTCCATCGGCGTGCTGATGCGGTTCCAAGAGATCAGCAAGATGGCAGAAGAGGCGGGCATCGCGACGACCTATATCACCAGCCCGCGCGATGGGAACAAGGCGGAAGGCAACCCGTTCACCCCTCTGGCGGCTGCGTCGATTGAGTACTACAACAGCCGGACCGACGAGTATTACGACATGTTCCTCGACGCTCTGGTCAGGGGCCGCGGCCTGAACGCTCGGGAAGGCAAGGCCAAGATCGACCAGGACTGGGGGCGCGGCAGGATGGTTGGGGCCAAGCGGGCGCTGGAGCTCGGCATGGTGGATCGGGTGGCGACCCTACAGGATGAGATCGATCGGATGGCCAGAGGCCTCAAGAAGGGCGTAGCGAGAACGGCAGCCGAAAAGGCCCGCCTCCAGTTGGCTTAAAGAAGAAGGAGAATCCCATGGCTGACACTGCACGCGCGTACCTCGCCGCAGGCTCGTCCTCCGCAGCGGCGGTGGCACCTACCGCTCGCCTTCGCCTCATTGGCTTCTCTGCGGTCGAGACAGCCGGCGCGACCGCGAAGCTGTCGATTCAAGAGGGGGCTGGCGCGTCCTTGCCGCAGGAGATGGCGGGAATCAACTTGGCGTCCGGCGGCTCCGTTCAGGAGTGGTTCGGCGACCACGGATTGCCCTGTCCTGGGGGCATCTTCGTGAATCGAATCGAGGGGGCCTCGCGAGTCGTGATCTTCTACCGGATCTCCGACCGCGACAAAGACTCGTTCGATCCGCCGGCGTGGTAGGAATCAGGCGGCGGGCTGAAGAAAGGCACGCCCGATCTCCTCGGGCGAGATTTCCAGCACCTTGCAGGCCCACGCCATCGGTTCATACCGATCGGCAAAGCGAAACTCGGTGCGTCCCGAAAGGCGCCGGACCGAGTCGAGGGTGACGCCCGCAGGCATCCCCGCACGCTGCATCTCGCGGAAAAGCCTTTCGTACTTCCAGCCGCGCTCGCGCAGTGCGTCCTTCACCGCTTGGCCGAGTGGAGTGATCATGGTTTGTATCCGTTATTAAGCAAGACGCGATTGAAGTACATGTGGCACAAAGTGTAGCAAACGCCTTGCGCACCCACAAGATGTAGGGCCATACTTCCTATCAATCCGGGCACTAACTCCTTTGGGCCACCCCCGGAGCACTCGATCCGATCCATCTATCGGCGTCGGGATTGCTCCGTGAAAGGGAGGAATCTGCACGCCATAACGCGGAGACACTGAACATGGCGTCCAGACTCACCATCACGCAGACTCGGTTGGCGGAGGCGGAAGCCGCGCTTTCCACCTTGGAGGCGCAGACGTCGGCATTCACCGCGGCGGAAAGCACGGCGACTCAGGCGCAGGTCGAGGCGCACGTCCAGGCAGTGCGCGAAGGACGCGCGGCGGTGGCGGCAGCGCAGCGGGAGGTGACGACGGCTCAAGCTCTGCTCGACCTGGAGCGTACCGCGCCCGCAGCGTCGTCGGTGCGAGGCCCAGTTTCGGCGACTCCACTTGTTGAGCAAGACCCGACCCGGGGCTACCCGTCCATTGGTCACTTTGCCATGGCGGCGCGCCACTACCAGGGGGTCATCTCCGGCCGAATCGGTGGCGGTTTCGCTGCCGTTGACGAGCGCATGCGCTCTGTGCTGGCAGAGACCGAGCGCTTCCTAACCAGCGAACGCGAGACGCTGGCCAAGTATGGCGCCACTGCCAACCCTCACCAGGAAACGCAGTCGGAGGACGGCTTAAACGTCCCGCCGGAATTTCGCCAGCAGGTGTGGACCCCGGCTTATGAGGCGGACGATCTCCTGCCCCTTTTCGCTCCGGAGACCACTTCGTCGCCCGTCGTCCAGTTGGTGGCCGATGAGACGACTCCGTGGGGCGCGAGCGGCATTCACGCCTACTGGGTTGGAGAGGGCAAGCAGCTGACCGCCTCGAAGCTCAAGACACAGCCGCGGCAGGTGCAGTTGCACAAAGTGGGATGCATGGTCGATTGCACCGACGAGATCCTCCAGGACGCGCCGCTGCTGACCGCGCGAATCAACCAGAAGGCTCCGCAGGCGATTGGATGGACTGTCTCTGAGGCGCTGGTTCGCGGCAACGGTGTCGCTAAGCCTTTGGGCTACGAGGACTCGAACTATCCCGGGCGTGTTCCGATTACGAAAGAGACGAATCAAAAGCCCAACACCATCTACACCGAGAACGTTCTCAAGATGGCGGCCCGCGTCATCGAGGGGCCGGGGTCGCGAATCCGGTGGATGGCGCACCGGTCGACGATCCCCCAGCTCGCCACCCTCAAGATCGGAGCGGAGCCTTCCTGGACCAACCAGAACCAGGGCCTTCGCGAGGCGCCAAATGGGATGCTTCTGGGCTTCCCGATCCAGTTCACTCAGCACGCCAAGGCCCTTGGGACGGCTGGCGACCTGTCGCTGATCGACTTCGCCGGATACGCGGCCTTTGTCCACTCGTCTGGCACGAGGTTCGACTCCAGCATCCACCTCTACTTCGATTTCGATCGGACGGCCTTCCGCTGGATCATGCGCGTCGGCGGCATGCCCTATCTCTCGACGCCCCTCTCGCCGGCGGATGGCGCCGACACCATGAGCCACTTCATCAGCTTGGCGACCCGGGGCTGAGCCCACACCAGAACGAAAGGGGACATTCAAAAACATGAGCACGCACCCTCTTCTTAGGCCGTCGGATCGGGCCGCGCTTCTCGGGGTCGTCAGTCCGCAGTCGGCGACAACCGCCAAGTCCACGGCGTGGTTCCCGCTGTCGCTGTACGAAAACTTCCTCGCCGCGATCAAGGTTGGGGCCATTGCCACCGGCGGCACCGTAAACGCGAAGCTGGAGCAGGCTACCGACAGCTCCGGCACCGGAGCCAAGGACGTCACCGGCAAGTCGATCACGCAGCTCACAGAGGCAGGATCAGACTCCAACAAGCAGGCTCTGATCAATGCCTCGGTGCAGGATTTCGACATCGGCAATGGTTTCTGTTTCGGTCGCCTGACGATCACTCCCGCCACCGCGGCTGCGCTGATCGACGGTGAGGTCTGGGGCTTCGACGCCAAGTACGAAACCGACCATGCCGCCACGGTGGACGAGGTCGTCTGATGAGTGGCTTGAGGTATGAGCAGGGCGGCTCCCTCGTGAGTCTGGACGGTGACTCGGTAATGGATCTGCGGGGCGGCCTGCAACTCGCGGGCGCGCCAGTCGGAAGCGCAGTCACCTTCTCCATCGCCCCGGCCGGCACGAACGTCTCCGAGGTGACCATCACGGTGAAGGATGGGTCCGGCGTGGCCGTGGCCAAGGTGCACTATCTGGACGTGTGGCTTTCGGATGCCGCCACTGGCGCGGGACTCACCGGGACCACGGCCTCGGGCACCGTCACCGCGAAGGCCTCCTCCGGCGTCGTGATCCAGACCAACACGGCCAAGAAGGCGCTCAGGGTGCAGACGCTAGCCACGGGCGTCTTCGTTCTCGAAATCACCGACTCGGCCAAGACCGGGTTCTACGTCGCCACGACCGTACCGCTCACCGGCGCTGCCGCGGTGTCGAGCCAGTTGGTCACGGGGAGCTACGGCTAGAGGCATGCCAACGCGAGTCGTTACCCCCGCTGCCTCCGGCAACTGGACCGATCTCGCATCGGTAAAGCTGCTCATGGAGGAGACCAGCTCGGAGCGAGATGTCATCCTGGCTCGTTTGATCCGGGATGCGTCAAGCCGGCTTGGCGACCGTGCGGGCTTCGTGCCCGGGAGGCAGCAATACGAGGAATCCGTCCGTGGATGCGGGCGGCCGAGCTTTTATCTAACGCACCGACCCGTTGACGGCGGCTCGCTGTCGGTGATGATCAACAGTGAGGAGTGCACCGACTGGGTGCTTCAGGATGCCTCGCAGGGGCTGCTTTGGCGACAGTGCGGCTGGCCTTGCTCCTACGACGGGAGCCTCAACATCGTCGTCACCTATCACGCCGGGTTCCTCATGCCCGATCAGGTCAGGGACTGGTCTGCCAGTGACGATTTCGAAGTGGGGGAGTGGGTCCGCCCAAGCACGGCGTCTGTTTTGCGTTTCGAGTGCGTCGCGGCGGGCACGACGGGCGACGCAGAACCCTCCTGGCCAACCACCGCGGGCGAGACGCAGGTCGACGGTACGGCTACATGGGCGGCCCGTGAAGCGGAGGAACTCCCGGAGCGCTGCCAGACCGGGGCCGTGGCGACTGTGCTCATGCTGGACGTGGAACGAGGGCGGGCAGGGGGGCTGGCGTCCTGGGAGCTCGATGGTGCGTCCGAGTCCTATTTTGCTACGCAGACGGCATCCGAGCTGCCGCCTGGCGCGGAGTCGATGGTTGCCCGGTTCCGCGCCGAGTACGGACCCCGGGGGTTCGCGTGAGGCTGGGCGCGCGAGCCGCGGGCTTGATTCGGCGTCGGGCGCGGATGACGGTGACGCTCCGCCGGCAGAACACCCTCCTCGACGCGGTCGTGCTCGACGCTCCGATCGGCGAAGGCGACACCTCCGCCTCGATCAAGAAGGCCTCGTCGCGGCTTACGGGTGCGGTCGTGGCGGGGTCCATCTTCGAGATCGCCGATATCTCAGGTACGTACACGGTGACCGAGGACGCCCAGGTCCCGCCCACCGGGGTGCTCGACCTCAGCTTCTCTCCCGCCATTCCCGCAGGGGAGAGTGCCCTCGCCGGCGCTGCGGTGACGTGGACCCAAAACTACGCCGAGGTCACCTACCCGGCAGTCGTCCGCCAGGCCTCGGACGAGGACCGGAAGACTGTTTCAGAGGGAAGGTCGGTACTGCTTCTCCCCTACGACAAGGACAAGCCGGCGCCTCGGCCGAACGACCAGATCAACGGGGAGCCGATCATCGCCGACGGCGTCAAGACCGTGGACGCTGACGACGGCATCGCCTTCTTCCGGTGCTACATCGGAAAGGCCTCGGTGACGTCGTGAGCACTCCGTTGCCCCTGTCCTCGTTCGCCGACCGCTTCCCGGCCGAGATGAAGCAGAAGGTGGAGAAGCTCGCCGAGGAGCTCGTTGCGAAGGCCGCTTCCGAGCTGGAGGGTCTCATCCACGAGCCCGAGGCCACGGGCGCCTTGAGGCAGTCGCGCAAGCTGATCGCCGGCAAGAACGGCGCGCTCCGCCTCGGTTGGACATCCCCGGCAGCGATCGGCATTGACGTTGGGCGGATCCAGTCCAAGACCTACCGGCGCGAGCTGGCGAGCGGGAAGAAGTCCAAGCCGTTCTCGCGGCTCCTCGGCTCCGAGTCAGCGAAGGAAGGCTTCACCCGTCCCGCGGTCGAAGGCCTGCGCCTGGGCTGGGACCGGATCGTGGCTGAGGTGAGCCAGGAGTTCAACTCGTGAGCGTCGAGCTGACCAACGTTCGCCGGACGCGCGAGGTCAACGGCGTCATCTACCTGGAGCGGTGGATTCAGATCGACGCGGGCGTGGAGCAAATCTACGCCGACCTCAACACACTGGACGCGCTCGCCGACTCTTCGACCACAAGCTCGTGCTGGTTCGGAGCGCCCTCGCCTGGCGAGTACGACCCCGGCGATTCAAACGCTGCGTGGTATGGGCAGGTGATCCGAATCCCCTTCAAGCGGCTGCAGGCCTCGGGCGACTGGGAAAACCTGAAGGCCGCAATGCTCGCTTTCATCGAGACGGCCTTTCCCGGAGAGCTGATCCACGAAGTGAGCCGGCGGTTCGAGCGGCCTCCAGTCGGCAACGTGGCGAACCCGTCGAAGTACATCCAATGGACT